AAAGTTATTGGCAAGGTTAGAGTAAGCACTACCGCCGCTACCGTTATTATTCGCACCGTTATATCCGCTTGCATATAAACTCTGTCCGGCACTTGCAACGCTTGTTGTACCATTTACAAGTCCTTTTGCATAGTTTCTCGAAGCACCCGAAGATACGTTGTAGTAATCTGCCAATGCTCTGCCGTAGTTCGTAGCACCTTTGTAACCGCTATTGTAAAGCGATTTGCCTGCACTCGAAGCACCCGACACGCCATTTACAAGACCGTCAGCATAACGCTTTGACATATTAGCAGAATCGTTATAGAAACTCGTAAAAGCGTTGCCATTGTGGTATGCACCGTTCCAGATCGTACTATATACGCCGTTGCCTGCTTCTTCGATAGCGTCCTGACTTTTATTGACACCCTCGGCGTATGCTTTTGCCGCCGCCCTACCTTGTTTCTCTGCTTCACTCGCAGCGGTGTTGGTTCTGCGATATACCTTTGAATTATTAGTACCAGGTGCCGCACTATCGATACCCAAAACTTCTCTGACCTTATAAGGATCATCGGTTGGCTTCCAACCGTATATTGCTTTTTGGTATGCTTCCAAGTCCGCTTTTGCGCTTCTGCCCGTGGAAACTTCATAAAGCCATTCAAAGAACGGGTTTTGAGTAGCGAGTGCTGCAAACGCCTTGTTGACTTCAAGTACAAACTGTTCGCCTACCGTTCTTCCTGCACTCTGTGCCCTTGTTTCGAGGTTGCTATCAAGCCCTAACATTTGTTCAATAACAGAAATACCACGTCCATAAGGCGAAGCACCCGTATTTGTGAGCAACGATTTAACGAAGGCTTCTTTGACGGTTTTACCACTATCCCAAGCGTCTTGTGCCAATTCATCGCTTGACTTGCCTACAAGCCACTCGATAACGCCCTCGCTTGCTTCACCAAAAGGCGAATTTTGTATCGCTTCGGAAAATGATTTTATGAACTGTTGTCCGATTGTGTTACCGTTACGGCTTGCTTCTTCCGCAAGTTCTTCGGGTGTCATGCCAAGTACCCACTCCCAAAAGCCTTGCCCGATAGTGCCTAAACCTTCCCAAAGAATCTTACCCGTTACCTGCAACGGGTGTTCTTTGAAGTCCTTGCCTAATTCGTCGAACGCTTCTTTAATGTCCTTGATTCTGTTTTCGATTGCCGATGATAAGAAGTCATATCCAGGTGTCTTGTAAGTAGAACCCAAAGCGTAGGGGTTATCTGAACCGCTACCGCCACTTGTTGTGCCGTCATCGGGACGAAGGACATTAAGCTCGTCAATGCCGATCATATAGTCCTTCATTTTCTTTGCGTTCTTTGCCGCCCTGCCTGTCGAATCGACTATGTTCTCGTAATAAGGAACGTCCTCGCTTACGTCCATTCTGTCGGACATATCAGGAAGTTCAAAGCCTGCCCAAGCAGCAAGTCTTTGTAAGCCTTCTTCGACTACTCGGAAGAAAGCGATAAGGTACGGCATTACCTCATTCAAGGCAGGAATGAAAACATTACCCAATGCCCTTGAAGTCATTGTCAACTGTTCCTTGAAGATACGCATTTGATTGGCAGGATCGTTAAGCGTTCTCGCCATATCGCCTTGTGCTTGTGTAACCTGCGTCATAAGTGCGATATAACGCAACTGTACCTTCTCGCCCTGCGTAAGCTCGTTAAAGTTAGCGATAGTACGAACGGTGTTATCCTCTAATGCCGTACTATTCGCTTCCAATGCGCCCGTAAGTTCGTTTACTGAATATGTTGTTTCGCCATAATATTTAGGGTTTTGTGCAATCGCCGTCAAAGCGTTCTGTGATAAGTCGTAGCCTAATCTTCTGACAGGCTCTAACTCTCCGGCAACCGCACTCTGTATTTTCTTTTCTGCGTCGGTAATGGAAAGATTGTAGAATGAAGCAATATCGTAGGTGAGCTGCGTCAAGTTCTGCGACATATAAGCCGCCTGCTCTGCGCCTACTCCGAAGCCTTCAATAAGTGTATTGAAAACACCCTGCGTTCTTATCCAACCCGAAGGATCAATACCTAATGCGTCCCTGACGGTATCGGCATACTTACTCGCATTTTCCGAATACTGTCCTAACGACACGGTAAAGAGATTCATGTTCTCTACATAGGACATAGAATTTTCTATGCCCGTAGAGATAACATCGGTAAGTTTCCTGCAAACGGCAACAAGGGCGGTAATTCGTACCGCCTGATTCATAAAAGAATTAGTGAGTAGGTCTGCTTTTGCGGCTGCTTCCTTTGAAGCGTCGCCCGTTTCCTTAATATCTTCCTTGACCTTCTTTGCATTAACGCTATCGAGTGCTTTACTCAATCTGCCTAATGCCGTTATCAACTTATCAAGGTTTTCGGTAGTCAGCTTCGCATTTATGTCTAATTCCAATGCGTCGATCTTTTCACTTGCCATAGTCCTACTCCTTGCCAAACTTTTTATTGAACTTAATCATTTGTGCTTGCATATAAGCAAGTCCCTTATCGGCAACGGCTTTTGATTCAGCGTTCTTGCCTTCTTCATGCTCATAGATAGGAAAAGGCTTATCCAAATACGATTCGGGTTTAGGGTGTTTGCTAAAAGGGTTAAACAAGGGTGAAACCCTTGCAATAGCCTGATAAACATACGCACCCAAAAGCCACAAGTTTTGATTCTGTTCGTTACGCTTTAACTCAAATGCTTTTCGATAAGCTATAACGAGCGTGTGGTCTTTCTTATAAAACTCGTCGTATGTCATACCCATAGCGAGATATGACGGAAACGCTTCATCAAATAATTTACGGTAACTGTCGGGGGTTTGGGGAACTTCCACCTCGCCCCCGACCTGCATACCGTTTGAGGACGATATTGCCGTTAGTTCATCGTCCACTTCACTACGTTTTTTGAGTTTTCCTCGTCTGAAAGAGATTCGACAGGTGCTTTGTAGAGGTCTATAAGTGCGTCAAGCAACCCCTTCTTGTCTATCTTGTCGAAAAGCGAATCAACTTCTCCAAGCGTAAGTGTATCGTGGTTTGCAAGGAAAGCACCACGCCACAAAAGAGTAAACGATTTCATTGGTTTTGCGGTAACGTCCGCAAATCTGAAACCCATATCCTCGGTTGCGATGATCGTTGCTCTTGTGAATGTGAGCTTGTATTCCTTGCCGTCGATTGTAAAATTAAGTGTCTTTTCCATATTGAATACCGTCCTCAAAAGTATTAAAAGTGCCTATTGGTTATATCAGGAAGCCAAAAATGTGATCTCTGTTGAAGGAATGATACCAACCGTCATATCAGAAACCTCATTTACACCGCCGCCGGACTTTGAAGCGTAAGGATAACCCTTGAAAGAGAACTTACCCTTGCTTCCGTCGGGTGTGCCTGCGTTCTCGCCAAACCATACGGCGAAGTAACCTTCTGTGCCTTCAAGTGCCTGTACTGCTGCGAAGTCTGCTGCTGAATAGTTAGCCGTGAACTCCATAGCACCGCTTACGTCCTTGATACCAGGAATGTAAACACGCATAGGATCAGAAAGAGTTGTAGCGTCCAACTGTTCGGGTGCTTCGATCATATCAGGGTAGTCCTTAATATCGAGCAACTTTGTGTAAGTTGTGCCGTCGGTAGAGTGCATAAGGTAAGAACCATAAGTATTGATAGCCATTTTTTGTTATCTCCTTTTATAAATTATTCCGTTGCTATCCACGGTAGCCGTGAAAGTAGCGGTTATTCTGTAAGTTGTAGCGTTATTGAGATTGCTTAAAGGTCTGCAAGAACGCATATCGAAGTTTAAGGGCGTAAGCGTATCAATCACGATTTGTGCGATAGCTTCCGCTTCGGTTTTCTTGCCGTCAGCCTTGTTTGAATAAACGTCAACGGTAACGGTAACATCACGGTAATTGTCGGCTTTTGAACTATCCCTTGTGTTATCTGTCATATCATCGTCGGAAAGAACGATTGCTACGGCAGGAAACTCGGCAGGTGCGTAAACGAAAGCGTTGGTAATACGACAAGCCGGATAAGAAGCCAAGACTTCATTAGCGACCTTCGTAAATATCTCTCTCTGAATGTTAAACATATTCATACAAATACCTGCCTTACTATCGTGGGTATCATCGGCACTATTTGTTCTATCGCATTGTTAATCGGCATATATGCAGGTGTACCCCTTGATATGAGATTGTGTGCGATAAACCAATAAGGCTCGTTACCGTGTCCTTTTCCGTAACTACCGATTGAAGTGTCAAACTGTACCGCTTTTGACAATGGGTTGCTTACTCCACCGCCGTTGTAGTAAACACCTGCGCCGAACTCGATAAACACGGCGTTTTCGCCATAGATAGTAACCGTATTACCTCTTGCCCTCGCTTCAACGCCAGGGGGACTAATTACTTGCTGATGTTCTTTGACGTTGATAAGATCATCGGCAATAGCCACATTCATCAAGTTTTGATTTATCAGGTTAGCGAGTTCTTCCGCAATAAGTTTTTCGGCGTCCTTCGCCTTCCTACGCCATTCTTTCTTGATAGCCTTGACTTCCTCAATAGCCTTGTCAACCGATGATTTATCAAATGCTTCAATATGAATGGTTTTCACGATACATCGACCTTCCTTATCGCTACGTTTACGAAGTTAAGCGATTCAGCCGTTTTGACTACGATGTAGTCATACGGCTTTGTCGCCTTCCCTTCACCGTCCAAATCAGGCAAAATGTCAACCCAAAGTATTGAACCTATCTTCAAGAAGTTCTCACCCTTATTAAGCGTGATTACCTTATCGTAAGGCTCGTTTACTCCAAATAACTGTGTTTCTGCCTGACCGTTAGCCGCCGTGATAGGTGCTTTCCATTCGACAGGGTTGCTATATGACATAGTTTCTTCGACATAATTGCCGTCGGTGTCCTGCGACATTCTTACGCCAAGCAAATCAGCGTAGTAGAATGTCCGGCGGTTTCTTGTCATAGTACGCATATTAGAAACCCCCTGCGTAAGCCGTTATCCTTGCTCTTAAAGAGATAGGAATGTCGCCTGTTTCGAATGTACGGCTTGTACCGCCTTCCGTGTGGGCGGTTTCGCCTTCCGCACCTCGCTTATTCAGCATATAAGCCGCAATCTCAATCTGCTCGTACTCGTACTTTTCGGGCATAGTCTTTTCGCTAACATCACCGAAGGGGTAAACCAGGTTGATTACGGCTTTTTCTGCTGCGGCAAGGTAAGTGTTAGCGGTATCGTCCGATACAGTATCGCCTTCATCAAGCATTTTTCTTAATGTTGCCAACTTTTCTTCGTCTGTCATATCGCTAACCCTTCCTTTTGATTACTTCTCGGACTTTTCGTCCTTGTCCTTCTTTG